ATTATTTCAAAGCTAACAAAGACTCTTATCTAATTATAAAGACAGAAGATGATTTTAATCTTAACTCTCGTAAGCAGATAGGCGAACGCTTAATTAAACTAGGCTGGGTTCCAGAAAACTTCACACCTACAGGGCAACCTATAATAGATGAAGGGACTCTCAAAAAAATAAAAGACATACCCGAAGCATTACTGATTGCAAATTACTTTATGTTGCAGAAAAGAATTGCTCAACTGCTCTCATGGTTCAAAGAACTTAACGAGGACACAGGCAGGGTACATGGCTTTGTAAATCACAACGGTACTATAACAGGGCGCATGACTCACCGTAGCCCTAACATGGCTCAGATACCTAGCTCTTCTTCAGAGTATGGCGCAGAGTGCAGGGCTTGCTGGACTGTACCTGAAGGCTATAAGCTGGTGGGTATTGATGCTTCTGGCTTGGAGTTACGGATGCTTGCACACTATATGAATGATAAGGACTATACTAATGAAGTCATTAACGGAGATATACACACCACTAATCAAAAACTTGCTGGACTTGAATCAAGATCTCAGGCTAAAACTTTCATCTATGCCTTCCTGTACGGAGCAGGAGATGCTAAAATTGGACAAGTGGCTAAAGGAACTAAAAAAGATGGATCAAGACTTAAGAAATCATTCCTCAATAATCTCCCACCACTTAAACATCTTAGAGATAGCGTTAAAAGAGAAGCAGCAAAAGGATATGTCAAAGGATTAGATGGTCGTAAAGTATTTGTTAGGAGTGAACACGCTGCACTAAATACAAAACTACAGAGTGCCGGTGCTATTGTAATGAAACAAGCTCAAGTTATCCTAGCAGATAAGATAAAAGACTTGGATGCTACATTCGTTGCTAATGTACACGATGAGTGGCAGATAGAAGTTAGAGCAGATCAAGCTGAGACAGTTGGTAAACTAGGTGTGGAGGCTATTGTAGAAGCAGGGCTTCACTTTAATATGGACTGTCCTCTGGACGGTGAATATAATATAGGAGATAACTGGTATGAAACACATTAACCCTCAGACAGGTAGACCTTTTTATTACAAGGATAATCCAGAGGCTGTTAAGAAAAGAGATGAGCGACGTATGTACTTAGACGGTAAGGAAGTCTCTAAAAAACATGCGCTACATAAACCCGGAAAGTATAATTCTTTTGAAGATGCAGCGTTCTCAAGTCTTGGTACATACGCTACCCGTAAGGAAGGCCATGTATATATTATAAGTAACCCAGCTTGGGAGGGTTGGTATAAAGTTGGTAAGGCTGTTGATGCGGATGATCGTTGTAAGTCTTACAATACTAGCAGCCCTCTCAGGGATTATATTGTTGAGCATAAAGTGTATGTAAAGAATAGAGACAAGGCTGAGAAGCTTGCACATACTTTAGCTATAAAAAAATCTAAGAATTATTCAAGCGAATGGTTCTTGATCTCTTTAAAAGATCTTAAAAATATATTAAACTCATTAGATTCCATTGAGAAAAAACAAGAGGAGAGTAACTGTGTCCAACAAGCCTTCGACTTCTAAGAAACTAGATACCCTAGTAGAAGATATATACAAAAGTTTAGAGCCTTTAAACAATAGGGAATCTATAGAACTATCAGATGAAAACATTGACAGGACTGTTGCAGATTTTAAAGAAGCTCTGATACATTGGGCAAGACCTTCGGGCCATAACAAAGAGTTTAGCATTAGGATGTCTAACATCGGCAAACCTGCTAGGCAGTTGTGGTATGAAAAGAAAACTGCACAGGCACCTTCCTTCCAACCTTCAAATCATATTAGGTTTTTATATGGTCACATGCTAGAAGCGGTTGTATTGATGCTGGTGAGGATGGCCGGACACAAGGTAACTGATGAGCAAAAAGAAGTTGTTGTTGATGGCATCAAGGGACACATTGACTGTAAAATTAATGGAGAAGTTGTTGATATTAAAACAGCAGCACGAATGGGCTTCATGAAGTTTCAGTCAGGGGCTGTAGCCAATGACGATCCTTTTGGATACCTAGCTCAGTTAGCTTCCTATGAAGAGGCTGAAGGCACTGAGAACGGGGGCTTCTTAGTTATGTCTAAAGAGTCGGGGGAGCTGTGCTTATACCAACCAGAAGAGCTGGAAAAGCCTAACATCTTAGTTACAATAGGTAACTTAAAGAAGGACTTAGATCAGGCCGTCCCACCCAAGCGATGCTACAATACTGTTCCTGAAGGAGCCAAAGGAAACATAGGTCTTTCTAAACCCTGTTCGTATTGTAATTATAAGTTTGAATGCTATGCAGACGCTAACGATGGCAAAGGCTTACGAACTTTTAAGTATGCCAACGGCTTTAAATACTTAACAGAAGTTAAAATGTTACCAAAGGTGGAAGAAGTATGAACGCTAAACTTATTAAAAAAATTAACCATAGAGCAATTGAAATATTTATTGAGTGGCTACGTGATCAAATCTCAGAGAAAGAAGGGGCTAAGATTAACCACAGTAACGTAAAAGACTTCATACCCAAGCAGCAGTACCACTACAATAAAGGCTACAGGTTATCCGCAGCTTCTCCTAGAGGTATCCGTAAAAAAATTAAAAAGGAAATAAAAAGAGGGGCTGTTCTTTCGGACATGACTAAGGAGACAGTGCTTGACAGGCTATAGAAAACCCAGAGTCAAGCGTCCTAATTTAAAACATAAAGGTTATGATTCTATATGGGAAGCTGTCTTACATGAATCAATATTAAAACATTGGGTACATCATGACGATAAGATACACTATATTATAGAGCATACTTATGAACCTGACTTTGTTAAAAAGATAGGATCTAAGAAAATCCTATTAGAATCTAAAGGAAGGTTCTGGGATTTTGCAGAGTACAGTAAATATATCTGGATAAAAAAAACTTTACCTGATAATATTGAACTGGTATTCTTGTTTGCAAAACCTTCATCGCCTATGCCGGGCGCTAAGAGACGTAAAGACGGTACTAAAAGATCTCATGCAGAGTGGGCAGAAGCCAACGGGTTCAGGTGGTTTAGTGAAGACACTCTACCAGATTCTTGGATAGATGTTAAAGCTAGAGAGACTGAGGCATTTGCAAGAAGAAACGATAAGATAGGTGAATACAGTGAACCTTATACAAATTACGGAGAAGACTGAAGTGAAACAACATACTAAAGATAAGCTTAACAACGCTACCCCTAAAGATTGGGACGCTGTTAGGTGGCTACAAAAAGATGATTCCAAAGAAGATTTAGTCAACAGCCCTGTACATTATAATAAAGGCGGTATAGAATGTATAACCGGAATACAAGCCATGTTAACAGACGAAGAGTTTATAGGTTACTTACGAGGGAACAGCCTGAAGTACCGCTGGCGCTTTCCCTACAAAAACGGAATAGAAGATTTAAAAAAAGCAGCTTGGTACGAAAATAAATTGTTAGAGGTTTTAGAAGATAATGATAGATAAAAATTATCTGGATAGGAAAACTGAGCGCCGCGATAAGTACAATAAAAAGTACAAGGGCAAAGCAACAAAGTCTCAGAAAAACTTTAAAAGTTTAAGAACTAATGAGCTTAACCATCAAGAAGCTAAAGAGGACATAAAAGATGCAGAACAAAGAAAAAAAGTTTGAAGTTTTTTGTGGTATGATGTACGCTGAATACTGCGATGACTACAAAACAAACAACAACCAAATGACATTTATAGAATACACAAAGTTAAACCACACGTTTTTAAAAGAGGAGTTTGAAAAAAAAGATGGATCAATATCAACAATACATACACAAGAGTAGATACGCACGTTACCTAGATGAAGAGCAGCGTCGAGAAGAGTGGGGAGAAACAATCAACCGTTACCTTGCTTTCTTTGTAGAGCGTAACCAGCTAGGAGCTTCTGAAGCTGAAGATCTTTTTAATTCTATTGAAGCTCAAGAAGTAATGCCCTCTATGCGTTGTCTTATGACAGCAGGGCCAGCGTTACATCGTGACAATGTTGCAGGGTTTAACTGCTCTTACCTTCCTATCGACAGCCCTCGCTCTTTTGACGAGCTTATGTACATTTTGTTATGTGGTACAGGCGTAGGGTTCAGCGTAGAGCGGGACTATGTAAGCAAGTTACCAGAGGTAGCAGACAGCTTCCACGAAACTGAGTCTACGGTTGTTGTGTCTGACAGTAAGGTAGGCTGGGCAAGTGCCTTTAGAGAGCTTATCAGCCTCCTGTACGCTGGTAAGATTCCTAAGTGTGACTTGACTAGGGTACGTCCTGCTGGAGCTAGACTGAAGACCTTTGGCGGCAGAGCCAGCGGCCCACAGCCTTTAGCAGACTTGTTTAATTTTACTGTTGATCTGTTTAAAGCTGCTACAGGCCGCAAGCTAACATCACTAGAGTGTCATGACTTAGTGTGTAAGATTGCTGACATCGTTGTTGTAGGCGGTGTAAGACGCTCTGCACTGATCTCATTAAGCAATGTGACTGATAACCGCATGGCTAACGCTAAGAACGGTGAGTGGTATCTAGGTAACGGTCAACGTGCATTGGCTAACAACAGTGCTGTGTACTCTGAAAAGCCTGACTTTGATACTTACTCCTCTGAGATGAAGCGTCTGTATGATTCTAAGTCTGGTGAACGTGGTATCTTCAGCCGTATTGCAGCTCAGAAAGTAGCAGCACGTAACGAACGAAGAGACGCTACATACAAGTTTGGTACTAACCCTTGCAGCGAGATCATCCTACGCCCCTACCAGTTCTGCAATCTATCAGAGGTTATCGTTAGACCAGACGATACAGAGGATACCCTTGTAGAAAAGGTACGTGTCGCTACGATCTTAGGAACGCTTCAATCCACCATGACTGACTTCCGTTACCTACGTAACATTTGGAAGAAGAACACAGAGGAAGAAGCTCTTCTAGGGGTATCTATGACAGGCATCATGGACTGCAAGCTAACTAATGGGTCAACAGGTGAAGAGGCTTTAGGCAAGCTCCTACGAAGGCTTAGAGACGTTGCTGTGTTTGTTAACGGGGAGTGGGCAAAGAAGCTAGGAGTTAATCCGTCGGTTGCTATCACTTGTGTTAAGCCTTCAGGAACTGTCTCACAGTTAACGGACAGCGCCAGTGGTATTCATCCACGCTTTAGTGAGTATTATATTAGGACTGTACGAGCTGATAAGAAAGATCCACTTGCTACAGCAATGATTGATAAAGGATTTCCTCACGAAGAAGACGTAATGAATAACTCTAACTGGGTATTCAGCTTTCCTCAGAAGGCTCCTAACAAAGCGATAACAGTAGAAAGCATGGGCGCTATGGAGCAGTTAAAGCTTTGGAAGATCTATCAAGATAACTGGTGCGAGCATAAGCCTTCTATGACTTGCTACTATAACGACAACAACTTCTATGCTGTGTGTCAGTGGATCTGGGAAAACTTTGATAGCGTCAGCGGCATTAGCTTTCTTCCTGAAGCAGAGCACGTATATAAGCAAGCCCCTTACCAGAAGATAGATAAGGAAACATATCAAAAGCTTTTAAAAGAAATGCCTAAAGATATGGAGTGGGATATTGAAGAGCTAGATGATAACACTGAAGGTGCTCAAACACTTGCATGTGTTGCGGGAGTGTGTGAGATATGAAAGAAGGGAATCTAATTTCTTTTAAAGTTTTGATTGATAATCGGGGAAGGCTAAGTACAGAACTTAGTTTCTTCCCTGACTCAGAAATTACAAATGTTTTTACAGATGTGTACACTCAGAATTATATTAGAAATATATTAAGAGAGGGGCATCTAAAGCTAGATCCTTTACATGCTTATTTAGAAAAACAACTACAGGCGTTATAATTATGGAAGAATTATTTTTTACACCGGAAACAAGATTAGCCATGACGCTGCGTATCAATTCAGAGATTGTCGCAGCCTTAGCCAGCGTTGAGCTGATGGAAGAAAACATTGAAATTATTACAACCCTTCTACATCAGCACTCATCTTTTGTATTAGCAGTATCTCAGAAAGCAGTACAAGCAGAACGTCTAGATGTAAAGGCGGTTAAGTGACTTTACTTCCTAGACTTAGCCCCCGAACACTTCCAACGCTTACGTGACAAGTTGTTGGGAGTATTAGGATCGTTTTGCTTTGCTTTAGATAAACCTTTCTTAATTCCTAAGCTCCTCGCACAGTAGCTATCTCCTTTAGAAGTTCCCGGCTTAACCCTAGCTCCACCACCTTTAGCTTTACCAGCCTGTCCGTAACTAACCTTCTTACCACTAGCAGTTACTTTTACTTTTGCCTTGCCTTTTCTAGGTGTAGCCATTTAGAATCTCCTCTTCCTTTTTAGTCATCCAAGATAAAATAAACAATAACATTAATACTGCAATAAAGCGCATCATACCCTTCTATGCTTTTTAGTTTTCTTTGCAATCTTTTTAGGCTGTGGACTGTGCTGCTTACCAGCCTTAGTATCCCTACGCTTCTTTGCGCTTGTCTGAGCGTACTCAGCAGAACTTAAAGACTCTCTAGCTTTCTTAGGTAGATACCGCTCTCCTGTTTTACTAGACTTCTCACCAGACTTAGTACCCCAGTCCTGAGCTGTCCAAGCTTTTAAAGACTTCTGTGGTTTCCTAATAGCCATTGCTTACAATCTCCTTTATATAATTTTAAATACTTTAAATGCCATGTAGAGCACAAAAGGAAGAACTACTAAAGCGCCCGTTCCCCACAACAATACTGACCCAAGTAACGCTAAATCAGCCGCTCTCTTTTGCTTACGCAAACGCTCTTCTCGTTCTCTTTTTTTTTTACATTCAGACTGAAACTTTAACCAGTCATCATACATATCTGGACGGCCAGCATAAACCATGTGGTCTTTTAGCCATGCTTCTTGCTCTTTAATTTTTTCTAGCTCCATAAAGCACTGAAGCTCATCAGAGCCTCCAGAGCGATCAGCCTTTTTAGCTATTGTAGACTTGCTATCAAAATACTTTGTAGCCTGTTCTGCTACATCGTAAAGCTCTTTACCGTTTTCTAATGCTCCTTTGATGACTTGAAATGCTGCATTCGCTGCTGCAATTTCAACTAGCATTACTTGTACCCTCCACCTTTAGCTTTATATTGTCTAGCTAACATTTGAGCCTTACGTGCTGACCACTGACCAGCGCTGCCACCTTTACTCCCAGCTTTAATCTTGTTAAAAAGATTCTTACGCATGGTAGGCTTGGTATAGTTACCTGCCTTATTAACTGTAGATTTCTTCTTTGCCATTAGCCGTCCTTTTTATTCCATAATTCAAATAAAACTTTTATCTTTTCTTTTATAGTCTCAATGTCTCCGTGCATTTTAGCCAATACAATAACAAGGGTAATGAAGCCCATAAACATGGGCCAAGTAGAATTTAAAAACTCCATAGTTGTCATTACTTAGACACCCCTGATTTCTTCTCGTAAGTTCTCATTGCACCTAGACCAAGCATACCCATTAACACAGGCATCATGGTCTCTAAAGGAACTAGAGGTATAACTATGTCTAACTCAAGTAGAGCCAAAACAAAGTTACTAAACGGGATGGTAATAAAGTTACCAAACATACCTAAGCCACATGTCCAACCGATGAACGGTCTCCAACCACTTACCATCAGGTTAGAGTTGGCCGCTTCGACCTCATTGATAGCCATCTGTCCTTTAGCAATTTCTAAGGCGTGGTTCTCAGCCATTGTAGCGACTTCATGCGCCAACGCAGCCTTCTGATCCTTGTCCTCTATGAACTTGTCTAACAGGCCCGTCACAGGCCCTATGAGAGCGTTCAAGATAGCCATCTAGTAACTCCATACCCAAGGTCTAGGGCGGTTCTCAGCCCACTCAAGGTCATCAAGATGGATGAACCTGTTAGGGCCTTTCTGATTAACACCTATACCTGTCATGCCCATGCTTAGTGCAGCTTCTAAAAGCCTGTGAGCCTGATTACCACCAACAGCAATATCTATGGCGTGTCCAGATTCATGCGCTCCGGGTGTCTTCTTCTTTCGCTCTATTACGTGGTCTTTACAGCGGTAAGCAGATGTAACAGTAAAAGGAAACCCTAGCTCATGGCGTAAGGCTTCTACCTTAACCATAAACTCTTCGTCCATTCCCTGCTTTCCACAGTGTTGACATTTAAGTTCATCCATGCTAAAATATTTATACATTTATTTTCCCTAAGTTAATTACTACAGGGCTTCCCTCACCCTCACCGCTTCCAAAATATGTTCCAATATTTCTTGCTTGTTTATATAAAGAAAAACCAGACTTTGCTACCCCTTTAGAAAAGTCAAATAAGTCAAATTCTTTAGCAGCATTATTAAAGTTATATTGATCAACAATTAAAGTATTACCTTGCTCATCCTTTGTTATTTGTGCTTGCCCTATTAAAGTTTTTAACGAGTATGCAGGGTCACTAACCTTAGAGAGTATAGAAGATCCACCTCCTCCTACATCTGCATACTGATTACCTCTATCAGTTGTTTCGTAATCTTCATATTCAATAATAGCAGAATTTCTTTTTTGTGCTGTTCTAACAACATTTATAAGGGCCGCTCTTTCGTTAGACTTTAAATTTTTTTCAGTGAAAGAATCAGTTCCTCCACTAAGATCATATAAAAACTGTCTTACATTAGAAGGTAAAAAGGGTTCAGAAGTATCTTCTACTACTTGTCTTTTTTCTTTTTTATCGGCTTTAGGCTTAGGCTCTGAAAGAAGACTAGGTTTTTTATCTACTTTATCTTCGGGCATAAAAAAATCTAAAGCTCTATCTACCAATCCTTTTTCTATAGCTTCAGGCTGTTTTGGCCCCTGTAGCGGCTCTTTACGTTGCGGAGAAGCTGGCTCTTCTTGAAGCTGAATAGAACGCTCTACCGCTTGAACTTTTTCTTCTTCCTGTTTTTGTCTAAAAGGTACTGTAAGTTTTTTACCAGCGTATATCTTATTGGCGTCTTCAATACCATTAGCCTCCGCTAACTCAGCCATATCTAAACCAAGGTTATCGGCTATCTCAGACAGGGTATCGCCTTGTTGTATTGTATATTTAAGATCCATTTATATTTTCCTTTCTAAAAGCCAAAGAGTAAAAAACAAAAGTATTAAAGCTGGTTGCAGGATAACAAAAATAATAATGTTAGCCCACGCATATCCTACGCCTGTCACATCACCTATTACTTCTAACAGCCATACACACCAGTTAAAAAAGTCTGCCACATTCATTGTCCAAATCCTAATCGCTGTAAAGGGTCGTTCATTATAGCACCACCTTTACCAAATCCCATACGTTGTAACGGATCTTGCCTATCCTCCTGATCTGTAAAAGCTGTACCAGCCTGTTGATCGTAAGGCATACCTGTTACCTTATCGATGCGTTGATCAGGCTCAGAGGGGGCGTTAGGAACGTCTAATACCTCACCGCCTTTGTTGTAAAGCCTTGGTTTTCTTTTTGGCTCATCCACTTCAATTAAAGGTTCTCCAGTTATTTTTTCAGTATAACCAGAGATCTGAGAAGCTACGGGTAAAGCTACCAACGTCCTTCTTAAAGCTTTTAAAACATTTCCTTCTGCAATATCTTCAGAAGATTTTGAAAGCCCTTCCCCAACATCCCGTAGCAAACCCAAAGAAGGCGCTAAAGACTCAGCAATGCCCTCTCTATAAGAGGCAGAAGTTAAAGTATTAAGAGCCTTATCTAATATAGCATTATTAAAAGTACCACTTAACTTCATTGCCTTTCCAACAGCGTTTAAATATTCTGTTGTTGTTTCAGGATCTTTTTCCTCTCCAACATAATAAGGGTTAGCCATATTTTTTAAGCTTAAAAATCCAGCGTATACAGGAGTAGCAGCTAACATCTTCATTGCTAGTTGAGCGTCACCATTCTCAACTCTTTCTAAAAGACGATTAGTTTGACTTGTTTTTGCTTGCGCCCAAGACATGAACTGTCCTATAGAACGCATAGCACTATTATTTGTTTGAGTAAATAACAGGCGATTCCCTACAGAAGGTATAATTGCATCTCTATCTGAAGAGCTTCTTCCTGCACGATCTAACAAGCCATAAGCGTTATCTTTTTTAAAAGCTTCTTCTGCTGTACCAAAGCTGCCAATGCGCTTTAAGTCTTCTTGAGTTAGTTTTAATTCAGACAGCTCATCTAATTCTTTTTTCTTTAGTTTTCCTTTTTTTGCCAACTCAAAAGCTCTATTAACGCCTACATCATAAGCAAAGTTACGAGATACCTGAGTTACCTTACTCAAACCAACAGTAAAAAAATAAAAATCATTTATGTTGTCGAGCCGTTTATTCGTTCTTGTAATTTTATTATTTGAAGAACCACCAGAACCTTTTCTCATAAAAGAAGATAAATCTCTTTCGTATGCTTTATCATACTTAAAGCTTCCTATTTGAGAAAACGATGGCTTGTCTTTCCCAACACGCTGTAATAAAGTTTTAGCAGCGGCCCCATAAGAACTATTAGTGAATGGTTGTACCAAGTCACCAAGGTTAGCAATAGACACTGTTGTCAAATAAGTAGCATTTGCTAAAGTTGTAAAAATTTTTATAGGAAGATCTGTGTTCTGAACGTACCCTGTTGTTTTTCCATACCTTCCCCAGTACGCCTCCATTGAACCTATAATCTGCTCTTCTTGAGCCTCCATACGTTTTCTTAAAAAATCTGCATTATTAGGATTATCTTTCATAGCATCTGCAAAACTTTGCCTAACCCGCTGCAAAGCTAAATTAATTATTTCTCCTTTCGCTCCAAAAGCTTCAGAAAACTCAGCAACTTTTATAGCTTTTGTTCCATAAGCAGACATTGAATCTCCTGCATGTAAATTTAAATAACCTTTTTCGTACATGAATTTAGTAGCCTCTACGTCACTTAACAGACGTTCTGTTTCAAAAGCTTCTGCCGTCGATCTAAACTGAAATTGTGTTTGCTTCTTACCGTTCACAGTGACGTTTACAGCTTTAAAAATAGGAGCATTTGTAGAGCCAGCATTTCTAACGTCATCAGGATCTACATAACGACCAGTTATTTTTTGTGCCATTTCTTCAGCATCAGCTTCAATTGAGTCCATTTTTTCTTTACTAGCTTTTGTATTTATTCTTTGAATCCTTAAAGCTTCTTCTAAATCTTTTGAAAACTTTGCGTAATCAACGTCAATGCCATCCGTATCCCACACCTGATGTAATCCGTAGTTATCTATTCTTTTAAACTTTATACCTACTTCTGCCATTCTATCAGCCATACCGTCTCTAAGAGCTTCTAACTGTGGAACCATCTTTTGTATCTCAGCAATATCTGCCGCATCTAAAGCAGCCTGATCATTCTTTAAACCTCTATAACCAACAGCAAGACTATCTATTTTACTGTACCCACGCATAATCTCACCTGCTACAGTGTTAATAGCTTTGCTTTTAGCGTCAATCACATCGTAGTCAATATCAACAAGTCTCCTTCCCCGTGTGATCCAAGACCTTTCTCCGGGCGCTCCTGTTATTGCAAATAGTTTTTCAAGATACTCTGACTGAAGACGTTGAGTTTTACCTTCTACAGACTCTACATTAGATCCCAGCTTACTGAAAAGCCTGTTGCCTAACACTTTAGTCCAGCCTCCCATAGCATCCATACGGGTAGCTGTAGAGCCGCCAGTTATGTATTTTAAATGGCTAGTAGCGTTTGCCATCCACCCAGCAGATGCGTCTTTTATAGCAATCTCTCCGGTAGTTTTTTCTATATCAGTAAAAGTTTTAGAGTTTTGAATACGCTTTTGAAGAACACCTATACTTGCTCCCATACCAGCATAAGTAAAAACGTGACCCCATCCGTCATCTTCTTCCATAGTCGTTAAACCTATAGCAGTACCACCCAGTCCAAATCCAATAGGACGAGCCGTTTCATATAATACTTTCTGCATTATTGAAGAAGTTAAAGAGCCTTCTTGAGACATATCTTCTAACATGTCTATCTGAGTATCTGCTCTTTGTTGACTGTATTTAACAGTGTGCTCAGAAAGTTTACCTTCAGACTCTTTAAGTCTTGAGCTTATAACAGCTATTTGTTTATCTATATCTGCTTTCATTGTGTCATCAGAAGCTTTTTTCCTAGCCTTTTGTAAAGCTACTATCACAGCTCTGTCGCTGTCCATCTGCTTAGAAACTTGAGCAATAAAAGTTGTATTAGCTACAGTTTCTTCAGGGACGTTAGCAGCAAATTTAGACACTGCCGCTTCTACAGCTTCTGTTTCTTCTGGAGTTAAACGAACAGTCATTGATTGTGGCTTACCTAGCATCTGACGCTGGTGTGCTTTAACGTAATCTATCTGAGGGCTTTTATCAGTTAGAATAATTTCCCCCGAATTTCTTCGTGCGGTATCATCTAAGCCTTGTCTCCAAGCTTTTATGACTTCATTCATAGGAGCCAATGCAGGTTCTGCTTCTTGTGTAGCAGAAGTAATCATAGGAGTAGGTAAGATTTTTTCTGGTTTATCTAACTCAGCAGCTAGATCAGCCATTGCTTTTGTTTGTAACCCCTTAGCTTTTCTGGAAGCTATCAGTCTTACTACAGCATCACCTGCGCCAGCAGTTACTGCACCTATACCTGCACTAAGACCTACGTTAGTTCCTTCTACGTCTCCGTACAACGCATACTCTCTTAATGCGGTTTCTGAGCCACCAACCGCAGCCCCTGCAACAACTGTTCCTACCTTTCCAAATTTAGCCCAAGGTATAAACCATGTAACAGGGTCTACAAGAGCAGTACCCACCCTTCCTGTAGTCATATAACCTGTTTCTTCTTCTTCTTTTAAGCCTTTAAACTCTGGGAAATCTTCGTAAATTTCTTCTTGTCTTTCTTTTTCTAAATCTCTGAAAGACTCATCAAAAGTTTTATCTGTAAATAAACTTTCAGCTCCAGCATAAATTCCTCTTCCAACAGTACCAAGTATCATTGGTTCTTGAGCAGCCCCATAACCAAGCTGCCTAGCTACAGAAGTTTCAGAATAATCTACTTCTTCTTCAGCATCTAAAATTGAAGAAAAATCAAAAGAATATTCCTCTCTTTTTGTTTCTTCAACAGGAGGAACAGTTACATCTATCTCTTTCTCCTCTTCTTCTTGATCATCTAAAATAGAGGAAAAGTCAAAAGTATAAGTAGCTTCAGCCATAATTACAAACCTGTTCCAGTAGTAGTTGAGGGGTATATTTGTTCATATAAACTTCTTGCAGTTTTTCCATCTCTTCTAATAAAGAAGGATTTATATTTGCAGACCCGTCTACAGTCTTATAACCTTGGCTAATAGCCCTTGCTTTTATCTGTTCAGCGAGTATTGCCATACCTGCATTTAACCTTTCTTCCCTTTGAGATCTTGGGACAGCAGGGTTAGAAACAAAAGAAAACATCTCTCTTGTTTCAGAAGTGTCTACAGCTTTATAAAAAGGTTGTACTAACTGTCTTGATGCTTGATCCTGCATACTAGCAGAGCCAGAATCTATTGCAGCATTCCTTAGCCTGTCTGTTTTTTCTTCGGTGTTTGAAGCGTTTAAAAGAAAAGAAATACCAGCTTTAGGATTTCTAAGGACACTCATTTCTTGCTCTATCGTCGCTCCAGTCCATGTACTAGGAGCCATAAATTCTTTCTGTATTTTAAAATTACCAGTTTTTAAATTATTATTAATCTGAAAAGCAGCATATTCTTGTGCCATCTGGAACTTTACTCCCGGCTGTCCTATTAAAGCTTGTTGGTCTGGAGACATCTGACCTATTGCAATACCTAAATCTCTATTAAAAGAAGGCATAAGAACATCTCCAATAAAGTTTTTTGTTGCTTTTTGAATTTTGTCATAGTTATCTTCTTTCTGTAGTTTTTCAGAATCAGAAACCACATTACTTGCTACTCCAAACACATGCCTTGCTATTGCTTGTTCAAGCCTAACGGCTGAAGGTTGAAAACTTTCATTAGCCAGAACCATAGCAGTAAAGTCTTTACTTTGCTCACTTGTAACGCCACCTACCTTCCGAGCATACGCCTCTCTTAAAGTATTTATATTAGAATACTTGTTATTATTTGAAGCAACAAATTCAGAATAAGCAGGATCGTCTTGCGCTCTTTGACTTTTTAACTCTGTGCTAACATTTGCACTGTAGTCTACATTTTCTACTCTTTGTATTACTGCTTGCTGCTGACTTTCTGTAATAGAGTTCCAAGCCTCTGGATTTTTTGAAGCCCAAATAGACATTGCATTTTCTGCTACTCCAGAACTAGCTGAACTTAACTTTTCAAGTTCTTTTGAAAGACCTGCTATATATTCAGGACTCATAATATTACCAGCTCTTTCTCGCTGAAGTTCTGTAGGATCTGTTGATCCTGTAAGCATGTATAGTGCTCCTGACTCTGCTGGGCTTCTACCTGTAAACCTGCCCACAATACCTCTAGCAATTTTTGTACCAGTATTCTGACCGTAGAAAGAGTCGTCTTCTTTTAATCTTGTCTTATAATCAGAAACATCAGGCTGCAAAGAAGTTTCAGTAATTAACTTATTTCTTTTTTCTACTAGGTTAACAGCTTCTAAATTAATAGCTTCAGAGCTTTCTCTAAGCATCTGGTCTACAATAACTTTATTATCACTCCCAAACTTAGCTTCTAGCTCTGCCCGAACCCTGCCGGTTATAAAATCTGTTTGACCCTCTAGTTCGCTTTTTCCTCCAGTAGTCAACTGTTCTCTTTGTTGTATTAATTTTTTTTCTTGCTTATCTATATACTTAGAATTACGAGTAGCAATGATACCTTGCTCAGTATTAAAATAATTTTTAGCGTTGTCGCCTAATACTACATCACTTACTACACTACCAATACCACCTGCAAGAGCTTCTCCCGCGCCTTTAAGAAGAGGAGCTGCTAAGTAACTAATATATTTATCTTTCCGTGCTCTTTTACGCGCTTTCTCTTCTTCTTTACGCCTACGGTTATACTCAGCAGTAGTAGCTGAACCTAAAATAGAATAAGCTTTATACAGGTCATTGTTCTCAGCCATTTATTTTTCTCCTAACAAAGAACGCTGCTTAGGCGGTTCTACTTTATCTAACTTGTTTGAAAGCTCAACAGGAAAGTCATCGTCCATCTGAGGCTTTTCAATAGTTTTTAGTTTTTGGTTCATAATAGGAAGATCTTCATCCTCCTCATCATCATCCTCATCATCATCCATAATAACAAAATCTACATCAGCTCTTTCTGCTAGTGCAGCTATCATATAAGCAAGAGGTTCAGCAACCATTAGCATCATATCAGGGTTAAACAGTCCGTCCTGAAACCCTTGAAAGATTAGTACCTGTACAATCTCCATTACGGTAACGCCTTCTTCAAGCGAATCCATAATGCTTAAATAGGTTTCTTCTTCTGTAAGCATCTCAAAGTAATTCTCTAGAACTTCTGTTCTGTCGGTATACTGAGGAGGCTTTTCAAAAGCTTTTGGGTTCTCTGGATCATTTGTTAAAGACTGTCCGGGTATACGTCTTTCAAAAGATGTACCAGCTTTAAAGAAAGCATCGTCTATTGCTTGATTAGCCATTACCTAGCCTCCTGTTCCAAATCGTTGCATGTAAGCTCCATAGTTTTCTGAGCCTCCGTATGCGCCTCTCGGATCAGTATTGTAGACCGCCATATTCTGCTGTGCAAAAGATTCAAAGCTCATAGGAGCAGCACTTTCTTGTTGGCTCCGAGCGTAACCAGACTGATAAGCATAGGGGTTGTTTGCTCTCCAAGACGGGCCTTGCTCATATTCTTCAGGGCCTAATCCAATAGCTTTAGCTAGACCTTTTTGAGCCTCACCACTTACCATTCTGCCGGGAGCTTCTAACAAACTTTTATAAGCGTATTTCCCAGCGTTAACCGGAGCAGATTTTAAAGCAGCACCTATAGTTTGCTCGCCTGTTATTTTTTCAAGACCTTTAGAAAACCAACTTTGATCTTCAGATGCAGACTCTATTGCAGAACTTCCTAGCTCAGATACATTATCTAAGTTTATATTTAGTCCTGTACTTGAAGTAGATTGAGTTAAATTTCCTAACTCAGGAACATTAATCCCTTTAACAAGGGGTTTCCCTGCTTGTGTTGGATCAAACTCAAAAAGATTAGGATTTTTAGGAGCTTTTTCAACAGCATTAGCCATTGAATCTGAAATATCACTTACCTTATTTACATCTACTTCTGGTGTATTAAAAGTTCCAAGATTTGCTGCTGCTTTTTCACCGGCAGTCATTATGCCTCTATCAGCAAAGTCTGCTGTAGTAGAGTTCCAAAAGTTGCTTGCTTGATCTCCAAGCTTTGTAAAGCTGTCAGTAAGCCTACCGCCAAAGCCTTCTTTTCCAAAAGCTTGACCAAGAGTTTGATTAGGTAACGTTCCTATTCCTAATTTACCACCAACATACTTAGCAGTAGTCCCGATAAAGTCAGTAACAGCTCCTGTAACAGTTTTAAAACCTGTTGAAAGAGTCTTAGCAAATGTACCAGCTTTACCTAGTACCCAGCCAGCAGCCTTACCTATAGATCCTAATGCTCCTCCTGCTAAGGCAGAAGTAGCAGTTCCGAATCCTGCCATTAAAGCATTACCTATCCCCGGAAGAATAAAAGACATAGCAAGCTGACCGACAATGCCGATCTTATTCATGAACTTTCCAACTTTTTTAAACACCTTTTTAATTGGTTTAAAAATCTTTTTAACAGTTTTTTTAACACCTTTCCAAAGCTTGCTTAAAAATCCCATCTATACTTCTCCTTTAATTAAGTACCAGTAACTTGCTTTAATAGTTTAAAAATTTCTTCTCTTTTACCAGCCATATTTTTATCAGTCATAAAAGCTTCGTTAGAAAGTGCTGACTGGATAACAGTTACAATTCTATCATCTTGCGCCATTTCTTTGTTAGCCAATCTTTGCGACTCATCTCTAAGCTCTTGCCACATCTGAGCTTGCTCTGTAACATCCATTTGAAATTCAAAAGAAGCTGACTGCTGGTTAGCTGCATTCTGAGCGGCTGTTTCAGCAGTATTAGCAGAACGCCTCCATGCTACGTTAGACTGCTCTATTGCTTGTGCATTAGCTGCATTCCACTGCTCAGCTTTAAAATCTTGCTCAGAGTTAAACTGCTTAACCTGCGTTGCAATCTGAGTATTAAACTTTTCAGCCTCTAAAGCGTTACCAGCGTCCATTGCAGCCATTCTGTTCTTTTCTGCTGCATTAAACTGAGTCATAGCATTTTGTTGTGCAGTATTAAACTGGTTTGCATTCTGACCTAGTGTAGCCATAAACTGGTTTGTTTGATTTTCAGATGTAGCATTAAACTGTTTAGCGGCGTTAACAGCAGATTGATTAGATAACAAAGTCTGTTGATCCATCTGAGCATTCATCATATTAGCTTGCTGCTCGTTACTTAGGTTAGCCATATCCATTGCTAAAAAGCTTTTAGAGTTTTCAATGTTTACCTTAGTTACTGCATCAGCATTAGCTAAATCCATAGTAGCGTTAGCCGTAGCATTCTGCATCATGGCTTGCTGCCTGTTGTCCAAATCTTTAACAGTCATTGTTTGCATAAACTGGCTATTAGCTATTGCTGTTTGTTGATTAGCGTCAAACTGTTTCATATCTAAGTTAGCATCGATCTGAGCATTAAACATGGCAGCGTCTTGCTTGTTAGAAAGATTAGCTAATCCCATTTGTTGGGCTAACTGAGCATTAACTGTAGCCGCTCCCATCTTCTTTTCATAAACCTGAAGCTCTGCAATATTCTTAGCAGACATGCTTTCTGAAGCAGCTTTATTCTGCTCACTAAGATTAGCTAATGAGATTTTTTCTTCCATAGAAAGTTTAGCAAGATCTGCTTGCTGAAGTAGCTGTGCATTTTCAGATAAAACTCTTGTAGCATTATTAAGCTCTTGGAACCTGAACCTATTTTCTTCAGTCATATTAGCTGAATCTGTAGCAGCTCTTTCAGCTAGGTTAGCAAGCTCCATCTGTTGCTCGTTACCTAAATTAGCCATATCCATCTGTTGCGCCATAGCAGCATTAGTCTTTTTAAAGTCTACTAAGACATTTAAGTTAGCTAATCTTGTTTGCTGTTCAGCAGTCATGTTAGCTCTAGAAGTTGTATTCTTTTCAGCTAACTCAGACAGTTCTATTTTTAATTTAGAATCAAGATTTACTTCTTCCATAC